AAGCAGGCACATTAAACTGGTTAGCGATAGTTGCAATCTGTGCATCACTGAGGCCAGGATTGGCTGCAAGGTATGCTGTTACGTCTTGTGCTGTAATAGGCTGTGTAGTTGGCGCTGCTGTGACTGAAGGTGCTGCAGGATAGATTCCTGTAATTTGTTCCTGGGTTGCCATTTAGTATGTACCTCCGCTGATGGTGCCAGTATAGTCGCCGCTATTAGTAAGGCTGGTTACAGTAACTGCGCCAGCCGATACAGTGCCAGCAGTGACAGTGCCAGTAAAGGTAGGACTTGCTGTATCAGCCTTTGTTGCTACAGCAGTAGCAATGTTAGTAAACTCAGTATCGATTTCAGAACCACGAACAACTTTAGCAGGATCGCCGGTAGTCAGCGAATCCTTTGCTGTGAAGTTTGTAGTCTTAACATAGTTACTCATTATATTGTCCTTCCAGTAACAGCATAAATGTCAAGTTTTTGAATAGACACTGGGTATCCGTTTACCTCAGCATCGACACCGATCTGGACCACGTTACCGTTACCAGATAGTTGTTTTTTTAAGTTTTCTAGTACAATAGATGAAGAATATTCAGCAATACCATACTCTGCTATACCATATTCGGAAACTGCAGCAGAAGGCGTAGTTACTTGTACTGCTTTATAGTTAGTGGCGTAATCAAAAGCCCACTTAATATCAAAGGTAGTTGACGATGCACCAACAGTTACAATACCTATCTTCTTTAGCATCTTGATTACAGACGGTGAACCAAAGTCAAGATAAGGAGTATAGTAAGAAAAGATGTATGTTGATGCGTTGTCGTTATAGTCAATATATTGAGCAATTCCATTCGGCTTCCCCAATAGCAATCTGCGATCATGGGTAGAGCACATTCCTTTGGGAGAAATGCTATCCCATACAGTTGCTCTTGCGGAACCGTCTTGCAAGAACTGTCTCAAATCAAAATAATAAGTAAAGCCTGATGTCGGCAGCGTCAACAAGTAAAAAGCATCAGCAGGATAGTAAACACTGCGGATCTTTTTTGTATCCTCTGTCAGCAAGTAGTCCAAGAGCGTGTCTCGGACGTTACGGCTGATGTCCCTAACTGGTGCAGACTTCTCTTGGATAGTACGCTGTAAAGAACGAACACCAGTAGCACTCAAAAACAGCACATCTGTACCAATGCTCTGCACAGAATCCCTAGCAATACATCCTACACCAACAATGACATCTTGTAAAGCAATACTTGATATATTTGAGGCATTATTATAAATAACGATATTCTTTTCACAGAAGATAATCAGAAAGTCGTTATGCGCCGCTAATGCTACAATCCTGTCATCGCCAGGAACAACCTTTTCCAGGTTCAAGACACCAGAGCCAGATCCAGTAAAGTCAGACGGATCTAGTAGAACACTGTAATATACCGTTAGTTTGTTACTGTTGCCAGTGTTAGCAACCCACATCCGACCAAAGGCGCCTAATGCACAACTTGGAGTAAAAGTAGTAACAGTGAAACCAGATGGTACGTTACCAATATCCCCAAGGCGCTGAAAGCCAAAACCATCCGTATGAGCATGAGCACCCCCGCCACCGCCTCCAACAGGCATCTTGTGGTACATCAGAGCAGGATGGCCTGCCTGAACTGCTATCATGTGTGCAGAGGCGTTAGAACCACTACTATACTGTGCCTGAGCAAACTGCCAGTTATTTCCTGTTATCGTGTAAGTCTGATTAGCAGTATTTGCCGTGTTACGAACAAACACCTCTGTCATCGTTGTCTCACCAGTAAATAACTTGTTGTTACCAGCACTGATGATGGTGTAGGTGCCATCGTGATTATCAAACTCTATCATCACCTCTGGAGATGACGATGTTCCACCAGAGGTGGTCTTATATTTCCAACCTTTCCTAGCACCAATACGACCATAGCGGTCAATAACAGCATTCCTTGCTATCAAAGCAAAGGAACTGCTCATATCAACACCAGAATCTTGAGTATTAAGTCCGAAGTATCCTGGTGCTGTAATCGATGTTGATTGTAGCGGTTTGTTCGGCATTATATTGAATAGAAAGAGAACTCATCTGGCCTACGATTGGCCTCTACAGCAATCCTGTCTGCCAGTGCCTGTTTGGCAACAGCGTACTGACTGCTGACGTTCACACCACCGTCTTCTCCACGCTCTTCAATAGCCTTAGCCCATGCCAGTGCTACAATAGGCACTTTTGGCAACTTAGTTGAACTAGAATTAGTAGTTAGTTCTGCCTCTGGAGTATAGGCATCAACTTTAATAGTATAGGCTGTGTTTGGCACAGGGAAGATCTGAATCTTTAGATCACCGCTGCTATCAAGACCATCTGTGGCATAGTAAGAAGGTATGCCATACAGTGTCTGTGGTGCTAGATCAATGTTGGAGATAAAATACTCGTGTGGCCTCTCTTCTAAGTAAAGGCGGTTAGTAGTATTATACACACGATGAATGCGAGAAGCATCTCCAGCACCAGTAATAGCGTAAGAAGTAACACCATTGGATGTGGTAATTGTGTAGGTAGCCGCCAGTGCTTCCCAGTCCCAAGCATCTTCAACTTCACGCTTAGCATCGTTGACTAACTTACCGATAAGAGCACTATAGTCTGTATCTGATACGTTAGTAACCGTTGCTTCACGGAGTCGTGTCAACACATCGTTGACTAATTGTAAGTATGTAGTTGCCATTTAGCAGTCCCATTTCTTTAGTGCTAGGGCTTTCCTTGTTGGTCTACCTTTTTCATCCTTAAGCGGTCCCTGCACTCCTGACATACGAGCACAGAATGATTTCCTTCGTGCCGCTGCTTTGGGTGACTTTGATGCCTGCTTTGCGGATACCGGCGGTTTGAGATTAGCGCCTTCAGTACGCTTGAAATAGGCTCTACCTTTTGCATTCAGACCACCTTGAGGATTCTGATAGACTTTTTTGACCATTTATTTCTTCTTGGCTGTTTTTGCTGCTTCCCTAAATGCTTTTGCTGTAGGCGCACCTTTGGTTCCAGGCTTACGCATCTTTTCGCCTGAGCCTTCTTTGATGCGCTTACGCTTGGCTTGGATGTTAGCGTAGAGTCCTGGTTTCATCGTCCACGACCTGCCTTCTTCATCATCATCGGCTTTTTGGACATACCAGCCTGTGACATTGCAATCGCTACTGCCTGCTTACGAGACTTGACTACTGGGCCACCTTTGCCGCTATGAAGAGTGCCAGACTTGTACTCACCCATAACTTTGCCAATCTTCTCTGCTTTGCCTTTTTTAGTTGTCGGCTTTTTCATCTTTGTCTCCTTTACCTAACCAGTTCTGTATAGTGCGTAATTCGTAGATCCTAAACCCCGTCCAAACAATCGTAAACAGGGCTGCAATGGCCGGAAGTACGTCTGCGAGGGTTCCGATGACGGTTACAACAGAAACGGCGTCTACGGCTTGTTTTGTGGCCTCTGTGGTCATGCTTCTACCCAAGAAGTTGTGGCCTCATCCCATGTGTAACGTTTTGGAGGCTCTCCAGTACCAGCGTCAGCAGGCATATCTACCGGGGCTTTCCATTGGCAGGTTTCCTCTACCAGCACCCAAGAGTTAAAGGGTTTGGGAGGAATAAACGCATCACGGCCAGCATCGTAGGTATAGCCAATGCCTGCGTAGTTCTTACGCATATTGCCGTTATACGAGGTTTGCTTCCATGTGCCACCAAAAAGGCGTTCACAGAAAGCTGCGCCAATATATTCTTTCTCAACACCAGCGGCATCCGAGGTGTCTTTGTTGCCGACCACAATCACTTGTGTGACAACATTATTAGCATCTAATTTAGCGAAATGCGCCATCTAATTCTCCTAAACTTAATCCAGTTAAATCCATTTCATCCCCAACTTGACCAACAGGGAAAGTATTAAAAGACAAACTTATACGAGTCTGGTCATGTTTAACTGTTTCTACCATGTGCGTCAGGCTAGACGGAAACAGAATTAAATCTCCAGTTCCAACCTCAAACCACCATGACTCAGAATTCCACACATTCCACTCAGAAGGTGGAAACTTGATCTGCTGGTAGCCATCTCGGTAAAAGTAAATCTTGTCTTTTTCTTTGTTGGCCTGAATGTAAAACACTCCTGATACAAATGAATTTGGATGGGAATGTTTGTGGTGATACTGACCATTTTCTGTATAGTTAGTCCAAGATTGTGTGATCTTTAGATTCACCTGATGCTTGGGGTTATACACAGTCTTAAAATACTCAGAGATAGATGTTTCTAAAAAGTCTCTAAGTTTTGTTAGTTCTTTGTTCTTTAGAATCGTGTTGTCTTTGCTCGTTGTGTTACCCATGTTTGAGCGAGTTTCTTGATTCTTTAGAAACGAAAACTCTTTAGCGGTTAGATCACGACCTAACTCATATCGTCCAACAGGAGTTGGAAATAGGTTATGTATCATTCGCCTATGATTTCCTCTATCTGACGGACTTGCTTATCTAATTCTTCTTTTTGTTCTGGCAGAAGAATTGTGTTGATAGAGTCCTCAAAGGCTCTAATTTTTCCTATCGTATCTTGTATCTCTTCCCAGGTTGGGCATGGTCTTGGATCTTCCCAACGAGTGATCATGGTATTTGATATTTCCCACTTAGCACCTGGTCTTAGCAGATGCATTGCGGTATCTATTCCAACAAGTCGATATGTTTTTTCTTTCACTCTAACTCCATTTGATAATCACGATGCCAGAACCACCTGCTCCGCCAGCGTAAGGAACAGATGGACTTCCGCTGCTTCCAGTTCCCCCACCACCGCCACCAGTATTAGCCGTTCCGTTTGACCCATTAGCCTTTGCACCGCCGTTTGCACCGCCACCAGAGCCTCCCGCGCCAGCATTGGTTGAGGATGGTGCGATATATCCGCCTCCTCCACCTCCTCCTGCGTAGGTTACCGATGAACCTGATATAGATGATGCGGTTCCTGCGCCTCCATCTCCACCTTTTGACCCGCTTCCATTGCCTCCAACAGCAGATGCGCCACCACCTCCACCGCCTCCGTATTGAGGGCCATTTGAGTCACCATTTCCACCATTATTTCCTTGTGATGGAGAAACGGATGGGGTATTTCCTGTGCCACCAGGAGAACCAAAAGAAGAGCCACCACCAGAACCGCCAGAAGAACCTTGAGTAGTAGGGCCAAAAGTACCCGCAGCACCGCCACCGCCTCCAGCGGAAGTAATTGTGCTGAATACGGAGTCAGACCCTGAATTTCCTTGATTTGATCCGGCTGCTGTTACCGCACCTCCAGCGCCTACTGTAATTGTGTAAGTTGTGCCAGCAGTTACAGAGAATCCACTTCCTGTGCGAAATCCACCAGCACCGCCACCACCTGCACAATAATTTCCTGAATCGGCCCCACCACCTCCTCCACCTCCAGCAACTACCAAATACTCAACAGAAGTAACTCCTGTCGGGGCTGTCCAAGATCCAGTAGCATTAAATGCGGCAAAACCAGTAGAGCCAGGGATTGTGTATTTTAGGATGACGATTCCTGAACCACCATTGCCATTCGTTCCAATGCTTCGATCTCCACCGCCGCCACCACCTGTGTTAGCAGTACCGTTTTGTGCGGCAACAGATGTTGCTCCATTGGCTCCATTGCCACCACCGCCAGTACCGCCTAATCCTTGAAATGGTGCGCCGCCACCGCCTCCACCGGCATAGGTTACCGATGATCCTGATATAGATGAGGCTGTTCCGTTGCCACCATTACCACCCGTATTGCTTGCTGCCGGAGCAGATCCAGCGGCTCCCGCCCCACCACCGCCTCCGGGTGAGTCATTAGCACCAGAACCATTGCCGCCGTTATTTCCTTGAGATGGAGACGTTGATGGGGTGTTTCCTGCGCCACCATTAGCGCCACTATTTCCACCACCGCCGCCAGACCCACCACTTCCACCTGCGGTGCTATCAATTCCACCACCACCACCGCCTGTTGATGTAATACTTGAAAATACTGAGTCGTTTCCTTTTAGGGCTGTTACACCTACGCTTGCGGCATTTGCGGCAGTTCCACCAGCACCAACTGTTACTGTGTATGTCGTTCCAGCAGTAACACTTAAACCAGTACCAGTTCTAAATCCACCAGCACCGCCACCAGCTCCTCTAGCGCCTCTCGATCCTGCGCCACCACCAGCAACAACAAGATATTCAACCTCAGTCACCCCAGTAGGGCAGACCCAATCACCTGTGGCAGTAAACGATATGGTTACGACAGATGGCCCTGCTCCAGCCGCCCTTCCGAGCAGCATCAGCATAATTCCACTCATGACACGTTTCCTGTAATCACGCAGACGGTAGAAGAAATAAACAGAATAGTTGCTACACCACGAGTTGCTAGGGTTACAGATGCTTTATCGGTATCTGTGCCAGCAATATAGGCTGTGGTAATTGTGCAGGTAATAGTGATATTACCCGTGGTGTTATTAAATACGGACACAACATCACCTTCTGCAAAGGTAGCGTCAGGAATTGTAATACTACCGCCAGAGCCTACCTGGACGTATTTTCCAATGTCACCAACGGCAAGTGTGTAAGAGCCAGTCTGGGTTCCCACGGCAGGGGCGTTACGGTATCCGACCGTGTAGTTACCACCGCCATCAGGGAAGGTCACAGTCCGGCTGGCAGACAGGGTTGCCGGAGTCATGGTGATCGCGTAGGAGGAGGTTCCACCAGCTCGGCCAGCAATTACGATAGCGTCTTGGGTGCTTGCAGCTTCAGAACGGATAGCATTGGCTGCTCTAGCAGTAATAGTACCTGTAGTAATTGATGTCGGATTAGTTCCAATTTCAACTACACTACCACCGCTGTCTTTGGTATAGAGCCGCTTGTCTGCAGTATTAACTGCTAGTTCTGCGCCACCAGCAGCGTTGGTTAAGTCACCTGCGCCTGGAGCGCCAGTGGTGTCTTTTTTCTTGGTCAGAATCGTTGCCATTTATATCTCCGATTAAGAGTAAGTTCCACCACTGATGGTAGAGGAAGAAGTTAAGAATACGTTTTGTAGTTCAGCGTAGGTAATCTTTTTGCTTTTGTCAGCCGCAACAGATTCGCTAATGTCTACAACGTAGAAGAGATCTCCAGAGGCCAGATTAGAGCCTGTCAGTGCAGTAAGATCGGTTAGTTTTTTGTCAGCCATTTCAGCCCTCTAGTAAGAATAGGTCACCAGATTCGAGTACAAAGTTATCTCCACCTTCCATCTCTAAGTTATTATAAAGAATGTCAGGATAAAAAAAAAGCGGTAGATAACCGTCAGAGGAAATCGTCCACTTCTTTGTTGCGGCAGCATCTACATAGACACGGATATAATCTTTGCCTGCTTGTTTACCGCTGGTGCTAGGAATCTCGTAAGCAGCGATAGCACCATTATTGTTCA